TGATTGCATTATTTTCCTTTTCAGTTATTTCACGAACCTTTTCTCTTTCTTCAGTTTCCACTCCACCATGAATAAAGAAAACATGACGATTTGGTGATGTGTTATTATTTATTAGGTGATATAGAGGTTCCCCATGACCTTCTACTCTTGAAAATAAAACGAGAGTATTTCCTTTTAAATCTAATGTAAGATTTTTAATGAAGTTATTTCTTTTTTGGTGATTAATGATATATTGAACCTCGTCCTCAAAGATATCAAATCGATTCGGTGGGTGTTTCAATAGAAGTATTTTAATATCTAATTTGGCAAGATGACCTTTCTGCATCAGTTCATCAGTCTTAATAATCTTATATGAAGGACCGAACAATCCTTCTAGAACCCACTTATGAGTCTGACTTCCATCAAGTGTTCCAGTAAATCCAAAACGATATTTTGCATCACAAAGCTTTGTCATTATAGATATTAATGACTTGGATTTAAACTGGTGTGCTTCATCTCCTACGACTACATTAAATCTAGCAAAATACTGCTTAGGCAATTTGTAAATACTTTGCCAAGTAGTAATGATGACTTGAGAATCAGTTTCTCTTTCCTTACCAGCATAGATCTTGTGGCAATATGAACCAACATCCCACCCATAATCTGCAAAATCTTTATACATTTGTTCTACAAGGGAAGTCGTTGGGACAACTATCAGAATATTTTGCTGTTTCTCAACATAATATCTCACAACAGAGTATATCATTAGAGACTTTCCAGAAGCAGTTGGAGATATCAATAACTTTCGATTATGTCGCAAGGCGTCGTATACTCCCTCGACTTGGTAATCACGCGGGGCGTGTCTACTAATTGCAGTCATATAATCTTTCACACCTTCCTTTGAGATTCCCTCATTTATCTCAAAAGGAAGTCCATAGAACTTATTGTCTACAAATTCGTATGTATATTCATGATCTTCGCAGAATTTAATAATTCTATCTAAGAGACCAATATAAATTTCACCAGTCTGTGTATTGAATAGGCGAATCTTTCCGTCCCAGTATTTGTTCCGATACTGAGGGCTGAATTTTGCATTAGGAACCTCAAATGTGAATTGGTCTGCTAATTCATAATAAATGTGAGGTTCTGCCTTAATATACAGATATACTTCATTCTTTTTTGATATGATCAAATGAGACATTCATAAAATATCAGTTATAGGTATTTATTGGGAATAAAAAAGAGGCATTTCTGCCTCAGTTAAATCCTGATTGAAAACGGTTCCATTCAATCGCATTCTTGATTTGGTAAGTTCTATTGGAAACTGTCTTGATAATTTCTTCTAAGAACTTAAGCATAATATCATAATATCTGATTTTAAGATCTATTTTATTGAGTCTTTCATCGGCATCCATATACCTCTGTATGGCGTCTTTCTCTCTTACTTTATACGGAAATGGTTCTTCAATATAAACCTCTGCTGGTGCCTTTCCTGTGTAGTAATTGTGTCGTTCTAATTTAACTTTATTATAAGTTTCTCTTGCTTTCTCCCGAAGAAGAGTAATTGTATTGTAGATTGTATAATATTTGGAGTGAAGTTGAGGAATTTTTAAAGATTCATCGTGTAGGTTGTCAGGGTCAATAACAGAATCTCTCTGCCACATCTCCTGAATTTCGTCAAGATTCATAATGCTTTGCCATTTGTTCCTAGTATATCATAGATTGTGTATTTAAAAGTAACTTGCGCTGTAAGAAAAACTACATCAGTTGGAGTTGCATCAAATTCTAATGATGACAATGACATTGGAAATAAGTCTTTAAATTTTATAATAGCAACATCTCTATAGTTGCTATTCAAAATATGAAGTGATCCATCACTAAATGCTTCTTTTGAATCTCTTATTCCCAAATCATTCGTGGTTAAATTTCTATATTGTTCTGCAGTTTCTGGAAAACCTAATCCAGTTAACCAATTATGAATTGCCATATAATTTTCCATGTTCTCATCAACAAGAAATTTTAACGTCAAATCCCCATATGTCAAAATTTCTCCAGGAACATCAATCGTTTTTAAATATGTTGGTTGTTTAGCAACTCCTAAAGTAATTTCTGGAATTCTTGCAGAATTGCACATGAATGCAACTTTAGGTTCTTTTGCCAGAGTAAACTTAAATCCTACTGGAGATAAGAAATTTCTATTTTGAATTTGATTTGCAAATGCTGAAGTTGCCATTATTTTGATTTTGTAAGTTTTACTAACACTGGAGTTGCATCAATATAATGTCATTATCGTCTTTTATTTGTATTTAGATAAAAAAAGGGATCCCGAAGGATCCCCCATAAGATTTGTGAGAAAGACTCACATAAGATTAGTAACCTTGACTCTTCTGTAGTAACGGTTAGAGTTTCTGTACAGACGACCAGCGCCAACAGTAGTACCTTCCGCAAATGGGTTAGCAACAATACCGTAACGGGTCTTGAAGCCAATTTTTGGTTGGAAGGAGTTCTCACCAACGGCACGAACCATTTGGAGAGGAACATATGGGCAGTAGAAGAGACCAGCATCATAAGGGGAAGAACCCTTATAACCAACAACATAGTATTGATTAGGTTCTACGTTTGCCGAATATGGGTCAATGTAGACTCTATACTTACCTTGAAGAATACCGGCAAAGGTGTTGCCAGTGTCATCAACGTTAAGGTTAGCATTAAGTGCTGGGGTATAATCAAGAACGCCTGCCATGGTGAGTGCCGAAGCAACGTCTGCCGAGCAGAGGATCATGTTACCCTTCCCTCTACGAGTTCTTTGTGCGATTGCGTTAGCATCGCGCTCGATTTGGAAAATAAGACCTTTGAACTTCTCAACCGACCAACGACCGTTTGAGTCAACGTCAAGGTCAAAAGTACCAGCGGTAGCAGTATTTGCTTGAGCACCAGACTCAGCAACGTTATAGATGGTACGAATAACTTCGCGGTTGATTTCAGCAAGAATCTCAGTTGAGAGAAGATTTGCCAATTCCGCTTCAGCATTCAAACCATGAATTGCCTTGAGGTCTTGTGCGAGTTCTAACGAGTACTCAGCTTTCAGAGCGCGTGACTTTGCAGTAACGGTGACTTTCTCGATTGAGAATGCCATTTCGTTGAACTGAGGACCACCAGTCTGTCCAAGGTTTTCTGCGTTATCAGTACGCATACCTTGACCTACGTTATAGGTGGTAGCGTCACCTGAAGCACCTGTGGTTGGATCAAGAAGACCTGGGTTTGAACCACGCTGAGTGGTAGTACCAAGACCAACGTTTCCGTTTGTCCAACCTTCGTCTTGAGCAAAGCTTGAATCTTGTCCAGAGAATGCGGAATCTACTTCGTTGAAGAGTGCTTCCGTACCATCTTGAGTCTTATACTTCGAACGCATTGCGAAGATAAGTCCAGTAGGACCATTCATTGGTTGAACACCTGCGAGGTCATATGCAACCAAGTTAGGCATTGCGCGTCTGATCAAGGAGATCAGAACTGGATCGAAACCAGCGACAGGTGAAGTAGCGGTGCCACTGAAACCAGCAGCATTAGCACCACCATAAGTGCCTGATTGTGTGTTGCTTGTTGGACCTTCTGAAAGGAACTCACGCTCTTCGCGGAGAGTTCTTTCTTGGTTTTCGAGCAGGACAGCGGTTACCATTCTACGATGAGAATCCTTGATTGAATCAAGTCCCTGATAGTCCAGGATTGGTGCCCACTTCTCCTGCAAATATTCTGCATTGAACATTTGCATTGGTTTTACCTCTATTTAAAACGTGTTAGTTTGATTTGTTTATAATTTAAAAATCACTTAGTAGTTCTACTGAGAACTGAGAGATAACTTTCCATAGCACCACTAACTTGTGGAGTTTCTGGATATTCTACGCTTTCAGATAAATTCTCAGTAACTTCTCTTTGAGTACCAGCATTAGATGGGAAATACGATTCCCTCAGAGTTACCAGTTTCTCACGATAGTCTGACTCACTATCAAACTCAACATTTTCTGCAAGAGAAGCGAGTTTGTCCTTCTGAGAAAGTGCGAGACCCTCAGCGACATCTGCAAAGATTACATCAGCAACCGACTCTGCTAATCTGTTATTAAGAGCAATATTCTTTTCGATTTGCTCGTTGAGTTTTTCTTCCATTTCATCAAGTTTATCTACCATACTCTCGATTACATCATATTTCTCTTCAGGGATTGATACATAATGATCTTCAAAAAGACCTTTCATTCCTTGGAGGAATGATTCAGTCATTTCAGTTTTAAGTCCTTGCTCAATTGCAAGTGCATTTTCTGAAACCCACTCATCGGCAACATACTCAAGATAAGCATCAACTCTTTCGATGAGTCCTTGCTTAATGGTTTCAACTTCTTCAATAAGTGCATTTTCATAAGTTTCTTGAATCTGCTCTTTGATCTCAGATACTTTTGATCTAATAGCAGCTTCGAAGATGGTACGTGCTTTCTCTTGGAATTCCTCAGAAAGCTCCTCACCAGCAAGGAGAGCATTGACATCTTCTTCGATGTCATACTCTTCCTTCATTTCATCTTCTTCATCTTCCTTAGAAGATTTTTTCTTTTTATCTTCTTTTGAATCTTCTTCGGTATCGTCTTCGCTACCTTCATCTTCCTTTTCGGAAGCTTCTAAAAGTGCCTCATCTTCATCATACTCGGCATCTTCTTTAGCAAGACTTTGCATAGGATCTGCAGATGCAGCTCTAGCATTAACAACATTTTTGACTTGCTGAAGAGTTGTTCCAGGAGTATTGAGTCTTGCTGACTCATCATCTGTGCGATAATTTTCTGGAGTAGGTCCACCCAAATCTTCCCATGCACCAGTTTGTCCAGGAGCAATTCCAGTGGACAACTTTTGCATTGGTTCAGCGGATGCAGCTCCTTTGGTTACTACGTTTTCCATTTCTTGTAAATTGCTACCAACGGACATTTTAGATCTTTGTGTATAATCTATATTTATTTATAATTTAAAGATTTGATAAAAAATCTTGGAATAAATGAATCTTATGCTCATCTAATCTTTTTTGATCAATCAAAGTGTTGATTCTTTTCTGAGTTTTGGATGCAAGTTGCTCACGAAGAATTCCACCATCCCAAACCCACTCTTTACCTTCCATAATTCCCTGAACAAAAGCATCAGGTGCAGAAGGATCGGCAACGATATCTGCAGCAGTTGCTAACATAAAATCTTCACCCACAATTTTATGACCTTCATTGGTCATCTTGAGTGAACCAACACCACGAGAAGAAACACCAAGACAAACTCCTTCTTTGATTAAAGATTCTGCAATCTTACCCATTGGAGTTCCAAGAAGTTGTGCTTTACCTTTGATATTGCTTCCTTCACGAACTAAAGAAATAATTTTATGAGAAACGCGATCAAGATTGACAGTAGGACCATCAGGATGTCCAAGTTCTCCAAGAGCACGACCTTTATTGACAAATGATTCATTATAACGATTCACTTCTCTCATTAAAGTTTCCATGGGGTACATTCTTCCATTACGATTGCAAATATCTCCCTGGAGAAAAATGCCTTCGATAAACATTTTCTTTTCAGCACCTTTACCTTCGGTGATGAATTTAACCTGTTGTACTTCTTCTGTGATGAGTTTCATTTT